CTTACCAAATTTTTATAGGGGGAAATTTCCCACCTCCGGCTTTCGCCTCTAATACCAAATATCAGTATTAGATAAGTGCGTAGATCCTAGTGCGTTTGTATTTACTGCTTCCACTGAAGGTTTTGATTAAGGAATAGTCCGCAGAAAGCGGCTGCTCCCGTTCTTCACCACAGTAGATGGAGTACAGGGTTGCTACCCAGTCTCCAGGCAGAACTTTCTTACTTCTCTTAGATACTTTAGAGAAAGTTTCGAACGTTCTACCACAGTAACCCATATCCCTCTTGATACGCTTTCCGGTCCAGTCACCCAAAAGGTGGCCGTCCCCGTATCCATCGGGCCCGTATATTCTACAGGCAGGATGTATATGCGTAAGAACAAGAGCTGCAGCTTCGTCGTCGTAGTTACGGACGTAGAAGTTGTGCAGAACGAAAAGAGTCTGATTAGAAACCAGTTCTTTTTGATGGTATGGACGCACATCGATACCGGAAACATAGTCCTTTCCACAAGATTCACGGAAAGGGCCTGTGGCATAACTCTTTTTGAGATTCGGCACATGGCCGACATCATTAAGAGTTTGAGCGACGGCAGGCCAATCAGACGACGCGCATATGATATCATCACCATATACGCTAATCGTACGACGGTCTAACGAAGATGCCCAGACGAGCGCGTAAAAGATAATTGTTTCGAGGGGAAAAGTATAACCATTCCCCATCGTACTAAACTTCTCTAACACGTGAGTCTGTTTCGGTCCAAGGATCACCCTAGTGTCTCTAAAGGAAGAGAGCAGAGAAAACCAATCCTCATCAACAAGAAATCGAACGAGTTCAAGCGCATTTAAATCGCTTGCACTCTTAAGATCGCCTGTTGCTAGAAGACCGGTGATACTGCCCTCTCGAGCTAACCGCTGATTACGTGTTTGATCACGTATATCTAAACCCCAGCGAAGCATGCGCCGTGCAAGCACCTCGCCAATGGCGAGCTGATACATGGACGTAAGTACAGCTGGGATACAGATAGAGCGGTATGTCAGAGCATCTTTGGGTACAAACTCCAGGAGTGCGTCGTGGATCAATACGTCGGTGCCCCAACCCTCAATACCTTGATATTCAAAGGTATCTAAGAGAGCAGGGTTGCATCTAAATATTGACTCCAAGTACGGCACCGTTCCCGGAGCACACGCAAATGGCGGAACCAACTTGTAAGAAGGCACCGCACTTTTACGTTTTAAGGTCGTTGTAGACCCAGGTCCTAGACGTGGCTCTAAATCGCTAAACTTAGGACATGGCCCCATGATGGCTCTTACTTTCCGCTGTGCCAAGAAAAGAATCTTGGAAAGCGCGGGTACCAAATTCATGGTACCCGAAGACCATCTACGGAACATGTCGTTTGTTGTAGCGCAGTGCCATTCCGTCCAGAGAAACTTCTCAAGAGCTTCTGCCTTTCGATCCCTTTTTAATATAGGACCTAGGGGCTCGAACTTCTTGAAGAATCCGACTGCCTGCCTCGCATGGATAATATCCAAAACGGGAGCATGGTAGTCGAATTCGAAAGAGATGATACTCTCCCAATCATGCTCGTCTATAAGACGTAGTAACGCATGACGGAAAGTACCAGACCTTTCAGCTTCGAACCTGAATAACGTTTCGAGGATGTGAACTGAATCAGACCTCGAGTACTTCTCTAACCAGTGAGACTTAAGGTGTTTCATGAGGTTAACTCCAAAAGAGTATGAGAAGAGCCATGCCGGTTAAGAAGGCATGATCTGGTTATCAAATGCGTCGGGGAGCGGTCCAGAAGTAGAGACCGTCACCGAAGTTGTCGCATTGGTAAGCAGATTCGCCATTAACTGGCGAGCGAGGCGACGCGACGTCTGCGTGCTTCGAGGATGCTGAAAGTTGGTCATTTTGAACTGATCAACGTAGGCAACCTTTGGAGCCGCAGTGTAACCCGCCGCGTTTTGGCCTGAGATCGATTCCATCACAGGAACGTTAACGACCGCATCAACCTGCACTACCCCGGACGGCAGCCTCTTGGTAGAGACTGTCGCACTGATCTGAGCTTCAGTAGGAACTGAAGCCAAGTTCTCACGCCAATGCGCTTTGACAACACCCTTTTCGGTGTTGACAGAGATAGCCTTGAGAGTGTGAGTTTCGGGCGTGCTGGCACCGTCGAAGACGGTAATGTCGGCAATAGATGCCATTTGGAGACTCCTTATTGAGCTTTTTGGACTAAAAGTGCAATAGCATTTACTGCACGTTTCCAAGAGCTATTGAATGGATTCTTAAAGCCAGGTGGCGGAACTGCCAACGGACCAGAACCCACGGTACGACTGACGGAAACAGCTGTGATCTTTTGCGGACTGATCTGAGACCAGTTTACAATTGGTTTGAGAGAGTGCTGGACCCGAGAGAATTTCGTAGTAGTCTTGACCCAATCCCCATCTAAATGAGGAAATAAGCCAAGATTACCTAGAAATGTGCCCACGGGAACGGCCCAATCACAAACGAAAGACCACGGAAGAAGTTCCCAAGCTAACGAGTAGGGGTCCTTAAGCCCCAAAAGTGCAAGTTGAGACTCAAACGAGTCCATAGGTTTCACACGATAAATGATCTGCTTTTTAGTATAGGCATTGCCTACAGCAGAGCAATTAGCAGGTGAACCGGCTTGTGCATCATTACTCGTAACCCGTCTACGACCACGATACTCTCTCGAGTAATAGTGATCAGCCGCCGTAGCTAAAGCTTTTGCACCATGATCAATGTCACTAAGCAGTGGTAACCAACCATAACTAGCTTCAAGCCATCTAGATGATAAGTCTAGATGGTTCAAACTGTTTACGTTGAAGCCACTGCGAACGTCCACGATCCCGGTGTTAAGAGCCTTAATAATATCACGGAGGCGACCTTTGCGAAGAAGAGCATTCAAACCCTGGCGAACTCGAAAAGCGTTATCAGTGATCATGGCGAACGTCTGGTGCTGTGTTCCAAGGAACACACCCATATTGAACTCATGACCTTTGATTGCTTCCGCGAGCTTGCCAAGAAGAATGTTCTCGTCAACAGAGGAAAAGACGGGAGGAACAACCCAAGCTTCACCAAAACAAGGTGTCATGGCGGAAGGAGAGTGAGTAGGGATGTATTGCACAATCCCTTCACTCTTCTCTACCAATGACATCTCATATGAGTGAGGCGTTAAGTCGTCCTTTGATGTTCGGTCACCACCAAACCAACTCTTGGAGCGTCGGAAAGCAGGATAGCTTCCGCCGCCACAAGGGCCAGGAGGTATAGTGCCGAAGTCATTAACGTAAGAGCCAATTGTCATACTGGCTCCTTTACCACGTTAATGACCGTGTCCCTGAGAGAGGGGGGAGTGGTTACAGGCGGTGAAGTGGGTACAGGACAAAGTACCAACTTCAGTAACAATATTACAACCGCGATGTATTCCATCTCTCTTCTCCAGACACGTAATAAGGTTTATTCTGCGTAATGCAGATGGCTACCTTTAAAGCCAGAAAGAGCCCCTTTTGCAAAGTCTAGGGTGGCAAACAACTGCATCACTGCAGCTGTTTGTTCAACATCATACTCCCATACCCACTTCTCATGGTTGTTTACCAATTCGGCGACCCGAACTAACGGGTGGTCTTTTTGATTAACAAAACCCATGGTCTGTGATATGGCGGCATCTAGCTCTCTGTATAGATCTACCTCATAGATTCGAACATGGTTTAGCCACGTTTTCTTCACGTCCGTAAGGACTGGGATAACGATCTGGTCGATCCAACTGTCGAAATCGAATAAACTACCCTGTTTTACTAGGGATGTTTTATCGAGTCTTGAGTCGAGATTCCAGACTGCTAAAGGCTTTCCGTTATACGCATTCAGACGAATCTGAATAGTAATACGATTGCCAATAGCAAAGAATACAGCGAGTTTTGATGTCATGGTGTTTCTCCTAGTTGAGCGGAAGG